GGCATCCTGCCGAATGGCTGCTTCGTCGTCGCCGGAAAGTCGGTCGGCAAGCTCGTAAGGCAGGCCGGTCTCGTGGGCGATTCGCGTTTTTACCGAGGCGGTCTCGTAGCCCTTGACTTTGGCTTGCAGTTCTGCCAGGGTCTTGTCATACCCGGCATATTTTTGCGCGGCTTCATTCGCCGCTGTGGTCATCTGGCCGATCTGCTTTTCGTAGTCGGCCACCTTGTTTTTCAGGTCGTCGTAGTCGCCGTACTTTTTCGTCAGCGTCTCGCGTTCGCGTTTGAGACGCTCGCCGATGACGGCGTCAAATTCGGCCTGTGTCGTGATCGGTGTAAATTCAGCCATGTCGATCTTCCTTTCCTCCCACTGTTTGCCCGGTGGTATCGGGATGTTTATACCGATGGTCTTTGCCAAATCAGTAGCTTATACGTTGGCGGCGCACAGTCTTGTGCTCCGCGCACTGCCAATACGCAAGGATCGCGCTGTCCAGCAGCGCGATATCGGCCCCATCGAGCAGCGACCGGTAGCCAAATCCGCCGCTTGAGCCGATTGCACGCTTCTCGCAGTTGCTCGCCACCTGCGCGAGCGATGGCTGTCCCATGTGACAAAGCGCTTTCGAAAACAGCGCCTGTTCAAAAGCCGCATTGGCTTTGATGATCTGCTTCACGGTGGGCAGCAGAGGCGCTTTCAGCCGAGCGTCTTTCATGTCCTCGGCCAGCAGCTGCTGTCCTCCGGCGCCGTCGACGACCACGGCGGCAATATCTGCCGAGCGCAACCATGCTACCAGCCAATCGCGGCCCGCGCGCACGGGGCGGCAGTCAATGCACTCGATGAGCACTCTGCCGTCCGTCGTCCGAACCGCGACCGAGAGCGCGACATTTTCGCCGCTCTTACCGAATTTGACGCCGGCATAGAGCTTGCCTTGCAGTTCCGGAAGGGATTTGCATTGCAGCGCATCCCATTCGGCCCTGCTGATCGCGCTCTTTTGGTTGTAGCTCAGCCAGAGGCCCAGGCGCTGGATGTTGAAGTCCACCGCGTCGCTGCCGATCTCGTCGGCGACGCTGCGCTCCGACAGTATCGTCCCGAGGCTCGGATTGGTCTCGTACCAGGCGTCTATGTCGTGTGGGTCCGTCTGATGATCCACGCTCCACTCGGCCCAGCCAGCATTGGGCAGCTCTCCTCGCAAGGTGGATTTGCGCATCCGCGTGAATACGGTGCTGCTGCTCAGCGGCGTCGGCGGCGTCCCGCAAAAAAGGGTTTGCGGATTTCGGCTGTCCGACACGACATATTTCAACGCGGATTCCTGGTCGTCCGTGTACTCCTGTGCCTCGTCTATCACCAACAGGTCAAAGCCTTCGCCGAGGCCTCCCTTGGACGAGCGAGTGCGAAAATCGCACACGCCGCCGCCGGGCGACAGGAGCGTGATTCGCTCGAGCCCCAGCTGCTTGGTGTAGGTGTAGTGCCGAGAGTACTTTTGCCCTTTCTGCGCTCGGATCACCTCGGTGTATCCGGCATCTGAGAGCAGAGACGCCAGCCTGCGTGACGCCGAGCTGCTGGTAGTCGTCCGGTGCGCCGTGTGCAGGATGCGCTCACCATGCTCGAGCCCGTACAGCTCACGCATGGCGGCGATTTCATTCTTGCCGTTTCGGCGCGGGACGCTGTATCCGTACTTCGTGTGCGTCCACAGTCCGTCTTTGTTTTGGGCGAGGATGTTGTACAGGAGCAGCTTCTGCCACTCCTGTGCGCTTCTGCCGGTCTTCTCGTACAGATCCACAGCCTCTTGTCCGTGCGTCTCTTTGTATGGCAGTGTGTACTGCTCAGTGGGGGACTGACGACCCAACCTGGCCTTTTTCTTGGCCATGTTCTGTCATCACCCCCTAAGTACATCGCGTCAAGCCCACAACAGCACCCCCCTAAAAACGGGCATGAAAAAAGCGCGATGCAATCGCACCGCGCTTTTTCGTATTCGGTTTAGTCGTACCGGTGATATTTGCACCGGTTGCATACACCAACATAATCCGGTGTGTCAAAAATTTCTTCCGGAACTGTCCATTTCGGCGCTTCCCCGGAAACAGCCATGTGAATATCAAAGCATTCGCCAATCGAAATAGGCCGCCCCTCCAGCAACGGGCACGCCACCGGGTACTCAATCTTCGACATCAGTCATCACCTCGATTGCTTTGCGAACACTCTCTGTAAACTCGCTTTCCGGATATGCCGTTCGGATGAAATTTCCTGCATTGTCGACATACGCAGCGCCCTGCTTTGAAAAGAATCTGGTATATCTTCCGTCCCACACGTCCACCGAAAACAAGGATTCTTCAATCCAGCGAACGGCGCTTTCCCGAACAACGGGGTGCCCAGATTCAGCTATGTGCTTCGCGTCGAATCCGATGCTCTCCACGTCAACTTGCTTTGCAGGTATGCTTATCTGCTTGGAGCTTGGCAATTTGAGCGCCTTGCGGATGGATTCTTTCTGCTCTCCAGCCTGTACGAGTCGTTTTCTTGCCTCGATTTTATCACGTTCCACCGCGTCTGTCCACTGCTTCGTGTACACGTTTTGCCTTCTCCCGCTGCCGGGGTCGTACTCCACGATGCAGCGGCACCGCTCGTGCCGCCTGTACACGTTGTCCGGCACGTCGGGGTATTCGAACGTTCCGGCCACAGCCCGGCACCACGGGCACGCACCGGATTCTGCCGTGCGGATGATTCGCGGCCGCAGTCCGGATTTGCCCTGGAAATCTACATTCCGCCTGATGCTCTCGTCGACAATCGCGCGGGAAAACGTCAGCACCGGCTCATTGAGCACCCATGCGACCTTGTCGAAGTCGGGCGCCGCGCTCACTTTGTTCAGCAGCCCGTTCACCATGCTCTCGTTGAGGGGAACCGCCTGCGGCTTGAGCCCCAATCCGGCGGCCGTGTTCAGCGCCTGCTGCACAGTCTGCGCCGCCTCTGCGACCAGCGCATGATCTCTTTCGAGCATGGGGCGCAGCACGCGCTCGGCGATGTTCCAGTACATGCGGCCGTTCGGGAGCGCGCTGCTGGACAGGTTCGCGCGAAACGCATCCGCCAGAGCTTTGCCGACCTCTTCCGCGTACTCGCTGGCGACTGGATAGCCGGCTGTGCCTGCTCGTATCGCCTCGAGCAGCTGCGCAGCGCGCTTGCTTCCGCCGAGGTTCGCTTCAAAGTCTTTCCGAATCGCCTCCAGCAGGGCGGGCGCGATATCGTCAGCCACTCAACTCGCTCCCCTCGGTCATGATGATGCTTGCAGAGCTCACCGCGCCAGACTGCGCCGGCGCCGCGTCGATGCCAGTCATCGCCCGCAGATTTTCGGCGCCGAAGTAGCCGGGGATTGCCTGGTTGATCTTGCCGACGCCGTCGCCGATGCTGGACAGCATTGCGGCGTCCGGCTCGAACACCGGTTCCCACAGGGGCGTTGTGAGATACAGCTGCCGGCGCTGATATGGGTAATTGTCCCGCACGCACGCGGCAAGATATCCCGCATTGAGCAGCCCGCTGCCGAATGTGCGCTGCGCGCGGCGGGCAGTCAAACGAAGATTCTCGTGGCTCGCCTTGATGGCCTCGGCGCTCGAGGGGTTGTCGCTCGCAAATCCCAGGTCGTCCAGCGTCAGGCCCGTCTCTCCGGCAAAGAGCGACGCGAACATGCGAATCTGCTCTGTGTACGGGCTCATGCTTTGCTGCGTGAACTGGCCGACCGTGGGGCGGTCGCCGTCATCGTCTTTTGTAATCTCCAGCAGCGACGACAACGTCGCGCGCCACTTGTCCATCGGGTCGGCGTCGCGGCTCGTCCCGAGCACGTATTTTTGGGGGAAGCTGTAAAACTCCGCACTGATCTCGCTGCGCTTGAGCGTTCTGAGCGCGCCCTGCACGAGGTTCATGCAAGCGCGTGTGATACGGCTGTGCCCGAACGGCCGGGCCGCATCCGGCCGGAAGATCAGCGGAACCAGCAGCGGATACGGCGCCACGTTCGTGATGGTTTCGACGCCTTTATTCCCGCGGGTGAAGTACCGCGTTTCGCCCGCGGTAAAGTACGCTTCGCTCACGGGGCGGTCGTAGTCGTCGCGCTGCAGCACGGCGTATCCCTCGAGCAGCAGGCCGGTCGTATCGTCGATGATGCCGGTGGCGTTCGCGCCGTCGATCACCTGCATCCGCGGTCCATCGTCTTCCGGGGCGATGTAGAGAAAGCTGCACGAGGCGATGAGCGCGGACAAAATGGCAGAGCCGAAAAGCACGTCCGGGTTGTTCAGCTGGTAGATCCCCATGAGGTCGAAATTGTCGTCAGCGAATCCGCGGAAAACCAGCCTGTCGGATAGGCTGTCCACTGCCTTGGCGCACCAGCCCAGGCACTCCTGCAAGCCGCGCAGCTCCGGTGGCGTCAGGATGCCAAAGTCGTGCACAGCGTTTTTCATGTCGTAGTACCTGTAGCGCAGCTTCAC